CAAAAAAGAAAGGGCGGCAACTGCCGCCCTTTCTAAAGTTATCAGTCGATTTATGCGCCCGGAGTGCCGAACACGCAGCGCCAGTCAGACACGCCGAACGAATAACGCTCGCGGGCCTTGAAGCGCATGTTGCCGGTATCAAAATCGCCTTCCATGGCGGTCTTGATCGGGGAACGGTTGAACATCTTGAAGCCGTTCGGGGCATCCGTCTTGATGAAGAATGCGTCCGTATCGGTCAGGAAGTGGTTAACCACTGCACCTTCCGGAAGCATGCCCATGTTGCGGATGGCGTTGGCATCATTGTCAGCCGTACCAGAACGCAGGTTCGAGTTGATCACACGCTCTGCAACAAACTGAAGCTCTTTCGGGATGATGAGCTTCATGCCGCGGACAGCAACCTTCAGACCACGCTCATCCGTAAAGCCTGCGATGTCGATCAGCATCTGCTCAAGCGAGGTCTCGTTGAGGTCTGCTGCGGTCGAAAGCAGGTTACGCTGGTTACCAGACAGCGACGGGTGCGAGGACGAGCAAAGTGCTGCGCCGTCACCAATGGCGTCTGCGCCAGTGTTGAACGCGTTGTTGAGGATCGCTGCGGCTTTGATCTGCTTGGTCTGCGCCATGGAGCGAGCCAGAGCCTTGGTATACCGCGAGGCCAGACGATCATAAAGATTGTCTTCGATAGCTTCCTCGGAAATCGAGAATGCCAGAGCGATTGTCTCGTGGGTATAACGTGCAGTATAAGTCTCCTGCGCGTCATCAAAGCTAATGGTCCCACCTTCCGACTTAACCGGGGCAGTTCCAAAGCCACCGAGCATCACTTCCTCTTCAAATGCACGGTCCGAGGACTCCTCATCGAAGATTTCAGCGTGTTCGTTTTCGTAGCGAGTGTATTCAAGACCGAAAAGAGCATTCAAGCCGGGCTCAAGCTCTTTCGCCAGTTGTGCGCGAGAAATAGCCATTTACAAGCCCTCCTTAAATGCCAGTGGTCGCTACAGTACCAACCGCAGCAGACATACCGGTGTTGAAGTGGCCCAGAAGGCGGACGATATACTGGTGACCCACAGCGGAGTAATCAGCATTAGCGTCGTCTTCGTAGAGACCGACGATACGAACATCCAGAGTGTTCGTGGTAGCCGCGGTGCTGATATCAAGCATATCAGTCGAACGACCAGTGTTGGTGCTGCCGTTGTTCACCGACGCCATGGTGGCGTTGGAGAAGATGTCGGCGAGCGCCGTTGCACGATCAGTGTTGGTGCCGTCAGCAACAACAGTGAAAAGCTGCATCGGGTTGTCATACACAAAAGCCTTCACCGGATGGTTGGTGTCAACGTTTGCGTTGTTTGAACCCGGCCAGTAGTTGCTGAAGACCACCTTACCGGAAGTCGAGTCAACGTACTCACAGCCGTTAAATACACCAAGCGGTGCAACTGCTTGGTCAGAAATGGCGATGGTGCCGCCGGCGAGAGGGATCACGATACCACCTTGGTAAATCGCGGTGGCGTAGCTGGATGAGATCTCGTACTGAGTTACCCCAGTCGAGTTTGGACCGCTACCCGTAATCCCAATCGGACGAAGACCATAGCCACCAGTGAGAAGGTTTGCCATCTCTTCTGCTCCTTAACTAGGCGACCTAGTTCTTTCTAGTGCCGCCAAAGGTTACACGGGATTGACGTTCAGGGTTACTGATCGTCATTGTCGAATGTGCATTCTCGCGCATCATATCGTGGTCCACGGCGTCCATCTGGTCCTTCGTCCTACCTTCAAAGTAGGCTGTCCGTTCCTCAACGGTCTCCAATGGGATACGAGCGAGAATCAATCCGCCAACTCCAAACACACCAGCATATTTACCTGATTCAATAACGGGGGCCTCGAAATCTGGGAACTCATCTTGGCGAACCAGTTCGTAACCTTCGCGTAGACGCCCAGAAATGTTTTTCTGGTCATCAAATCCACGAACCTCGGCTCTAATCCAACGATGCTTGAACCCGTCGGGCGCAGGCGGTGCGTCTAGCATAGACGGGGGAGCCCAAGGCTTGCGCCTCGTTTCTTTCTCCCTTGTCTTGCTAGCACGAGAACTACGATCAATGCCCGAAGACTTGGTGATTTCAATATCAGACACAGATCTTACTCCTTAACGTACTTAGCATATTCCTCAAGAGGCACACCAAGTTTCTTGGCGATAGCAACTTGAGAAGAGGTCAATTTGACCTTGCGGCGTCCAGAATTTTTAGCGGTTCTAGAAGCAGAAGCAACCGTCTGAACGGGCCGGGCGCTCTGCTGACCGGATTTGCCGACTTTATGCGGGAACTCGTCCGCAATCCGCCGATCAAGCTCAGTATAGTAATCTTCAGAGTTTGGGTCAAACCCTTCTGATTCCACAAGACGCTTGTGTATGCCGAATGCCGCATACGTCATCGCCTCGTCTTTTCCGAACCAATCATTATGTTCCGCCCACTCTTCTGCGCGGGGGTCAGGTCGTTGTGGTTCAGATCGTTGGTATTGTTGCTCCGCGGGAGCGGGGGCCTCTTGCTGGGGCTCTGCGGCCCGCTGACGCTCCATCTGCGCTTGCGCCTGCCTAGCCCGCTCTTTTGCGACACTAAGCTGTGCAAGGCGCTCCTGCGCCTCTACAGCGGCATCTGTGTCGCCAATGGACATGGCCTGCCGAAGCGCGGTTTTAGCCGCCTCAAGCTCGGACTCTACGCGACCGGAATACTCCTGCACGTAACCCTGATCAAGATTACGCATCTTAGTCCGCAGTTCGTCAGACTCTTTCTTGACGGCTTCCGCATATGCAATCGCGTCTTTTTCACGCCGCTCGGCTTCCCGGCGGAGTTTTGTCAGGCGATCAATGCGTTTCTGGGACTCAGAGACCTGTTTCTGTTGTTGGGAAGGTTCCTCAGAGGTTTCTACGCCATCTTCGGACGCCTCTTCCCCAGAGACCTCAATCTCAACGGGCTCTTCCCGCGGCTCCGGATCAGGCGCAGTTTCAACCTGTTCCGGTTCTTTTTCTTCAATCAAATTTTCCATGATGCCTCTCAGTTGTGCAGGATGTCTTCAGGATCAAGAATGGTAGCCAGCACCTCGTCATCGTTGAGGATCCTGACTTCTCCGCCCTCAATCTTGAACCTTGAGCCCGCATAACGCGCAAAAATCACCCAATCGCCTTCTTTACACCAGAAGCCGGTGGGGAACTTCACTTCGTCTTTGTATGCGAGAGGCCCGATTTTGAGGACATAACCCACTTGCGTGGATATTTCGTTCTGCTGAACAGCTTGATCGGGAAGATAAATGCCGCCGGCGGTCTTTGCTTTTCCCTTGTACGGGAGAACCAGCACACGCCAACCAGTCGGTTGCGGCATCCTGTCTACTAGAGACTTTTCTATGAGAGTGGGGTCCAAGACACGCTCTTCTGGATGTACCCACGGAACTTCTTGAGTCTTTTCAGACTCTTGCGGCTTAACAGCCTCAGTCATGCATTTGCTCCTGTTTTTCTAGCAGGCTCTTGAGTTCCTGTTCGATGTATTCCAGACCGTCAATGTTGCCCATCAACCGTCCGTAATGCTCCATGTCCTTGACGCCGCCGGCCATGACAAGCTCGGTGACCTGATCCTTCTTCTTACGAACAAGGTCAAGGATGAATTGTGCGAGAGTTATCTCATTCATGTGAGATAACTACTATTTTTTCATAAACTTGTCCAGCCCGCGAATGCCTAGTGCGGCACTACATGTCAGGAAAAGTAAGTACGTATACCACTCCGGAAGCTCGTTAAGGCGTTCAAAGCCGTTTTTGACCACTTCTTCCATGCCCGGAATGAAAACCAACACCACCGGGATCAGCACAATCACGGTTACGATCTCGTCTTTAATGCTGGTTTTCGTGGACTCCGCCATAATCAACTCCCATTTGGAGTCGTGCGTAGCCGCGGTCTTCATAATTTCGGCTTTTGCCTCAGCCTCAGTTTGAGCCAAAGTGGCTTTTGCCTTTTGCTCTGTCACCTTTTTCTCAAGAAAAGTGCCTGCGAGCGAAGCGATTGGTCCGATTAGTGCCTGAAACACAATAAATCCCCTGTTAATAGAGCTTCAGTTTTTCGTCTACCAACTTTGGCAGACAGTAAGCAGTGATGTTGTGGCCTTGTTTGTGCAGCCGTTTTGCAAAGTACACGCAGTCATCGACACTGCGAAAATACATATCATTGCTAGTGAGCCGCTTATCCTCACCTATGCCAACATACACAAACAGGAGAAAGGCATGGATCATTCATCCACTGTCACTTCTTTCCTTCAGAACCCAGCCAAACGGCAAACGCCCCGGTCATTGCACCAGAACATATTGAAATCATTGCACTTTGTTGGGTCGAAAGATCGGGAAGCGACATCCCCCATTCCAAAACACGGATGTACATGATTGTCATAACCAACATCATAAACCGCGGCATGAGCTTGTATTCAAGCACTTTTTCAAAAATATTATCCGCCATCACTGACTTTCCCTTATGGCTTTCAAAGTTTCTTGTATGGTCACATCCCTGCGAGCTTTGGGATCGTAATCACACAAATACTCGTTAGGTATAAACTCCGACAGACTGAAAAACTGTGACTCAATAGTGTTGTTTTGACCTTTGTAAATACACACTAATTTTTTGTCTTCTAATTTTTCGCACTTCACCTTACGGCAAATCGTCATTTGGTCCGCGGCTTGCGCCATGTGCACTTTCAGGAGCATGACAAAGGTTGTCAAAACCGCTATGCCGGCCCCCACAAACAGAACCCATGCCACTATCTCGACGAATTTACGGCGGCGTTCACGTTGAAGATACAACGTTTCTTTGCGTCTTTTTCTTATTTGGCCTTCCATGCGAACAAGCTCGTCCCACTTGGATTTACCCAAAGTAAGACTTATCCACTGCTGGAGCTCGTATCGTTGCTGTTCGGCTTTTTGTTTGTTGGCAAAGGCCGTAATGGCTTCTTGCTCAATCGACTGGCCCGCAAACAGCTTTTTGAAAATAGGAGGGTTTTTGGCCTCTTTCTCCATCTGATCTAAGTCAGAAAGAGCTCCCATCCACCTCGAAAGGTCGCCGGCCATAGACTCAATGTCTCTGCCGATAGCAAAACCTTTTTTCAGCGCGCTAAAAGCCGCCGAAGCAGTCGCCATTGCGGAAATAGGGTCCATAATTTTTCCAAACCCTTCGCCTTAAATTATTTGCAGGCGTGGTATTTGCCGCCTCGTTTGGCTGCACCCATGCCGCGCGCTGTCGAAATACCCATGCCGGTCGGAACCTTCACTTCCTTGATGCCGCCGGTCTGCTCCGGCTTCGGAGCATTCTTGGGGGTGTTTGTTACAATTTTTACGGCGCTCATTCTACGCTCCTCATTTTCAGCAATTCACGCTCCCGCGCGGCTGCAATACGTGCCGCGGTTTGCTCCTCTTGGCTCTGGATGCGCTCGTCAAACTGACGTGACTTATCCATCATCTGAGCCTCTTTCAGGTTAAGCTCCCGCTCTTCCATCATCTTGTCGTTCTGTTCGCGGACCGCGTCAAGCTGAAGCTCTTGCTGCTTGAGCGAGACCACCGGATCCTGCTTGCCCGCACCCGAAAGCTGACGTCCCATCTCCTGAACCTGTTGCAGACTCTGCGCCATGAACTGCGCGGACAATGCGTCAAGCTGAAGCTGGACTTGCGGCGGGATTTGTTGCTCCTGACCGGTCAGGCCCAACTGCTGCGCCGCTTTCTCGCGGGCGTCAATTTGAACATGCTGCATAACGTGCTTTTGCAGAGCGGTGGCAATGCCCGGATTGGTCGCGACAAGAGGTGACCCGGCAAAGACCAAGTGCGCCATGATGTGCGCCTGATGGCTTTGCATTGGGAAAGCCATAAGTCGTACCCCATCAAGCGCATCCATGTTCTCTTGAGCCGGGTCTTTCGGTACAGGCTTCACGGCCTGCTCGTTCTTCAGGTACTTGTCGATGTCGCGGACACCCAGCGCCTCATACATGTCACGATAAACCTCGTACATGTTGTGCAACTGCGGTGCCTGTGCGGCCAACTGCATCTTCGTCTGCGCCAGAGCAATGCGCTGGGCCTGCGAAAATACATTCGGATTCGATACCGGAATTACGTCAACTCGGCTGTCAAAATCTTTTGCTTTGACGGCGCTGTCTACACCCTCAATAGCATATGGATAAACTGGGGGTAGGCTCTCTCCCATTACTCGTGCAAGAAGTTTGAACTCCATCTTCATCGCATAATGAAGACGCTTGTGGACCGCACTCATCACGCGGGAGCCTTGCTCCATCAACGCAATAGTCGTTCCCACTGCGGCCTGCTGATTGCCGTCGCCGACCTTCATGTCCGTGATCGTCGCAAAGCGACGGCCCGCATCAACCACAAAACCAAGAAGCTGGAACAGCGTACCGTCCGGACCCTTGAACGGCAGAGGCATCAGGCTGTCACGAATGGCACCGCCCGGTGCGTCCACATCCCTGAACTCGCCCGGCTGCAACGGATCATCATCGTCCCTGATCCGTAGGCCGCGGGCCTTGAAACCTGCTGGAAGGTTCGACAAAGTACCCGCATCAATCAACTGACGAAGAGCCGCCGTCGCCGTGCGCGACAGACCGCCAATCGTGTGGATCAGGCCCAGACCGTAAAAACCAAAGCCCGGCAGGAACTTGTAGTGTACGAAATACTGGACCTTTTTCTTTTCCTCGTCATCCTCGCGGTAGTTGCGGCGGATGGATAGAACCTGACCATTGTCCTGACTGATCGTCACAACATACGGCAGCTTGATACCAGTGGGCTCACCGTCTTCACCAAGATCCTCGTACCCATCAAGGTCAAGATCGACATGACACTCAAGTAACGTGCAATCATAGTCCACGGACGACGGTTCAAAGCCCGTGATCTCGTCAAGCGCGTCCGACAGACCGTCGTCCCCGCCCTGTTGCGGCAAAACAGGAATATCCCTGTAAAAACCCGCAATCTGACGCTTGCGAAGCTCGTTCAAACTCATCCGCACGACGTGCGTAATGTTCGGACAAGTCTCCAAATCAGCAGTTTCATACGGAACTACAAGATGCTCCGCAGGAATAAACTTGCTGACCGCGCGCCCCAGACCCTCATCATAGTACACCTTCTTGAAAGTGCTGCCCGCCAACGGCAGGAAGAAGAGCATCTGGTCAAATTCAGGAGTATACTCCTCCATCACGTTCGTGATGTAGAAGTTCATAAAGTCCTTAACACGCTGCGCCTGATCAGATACGGCATTGGTCTCAGAACCAACTACCGCAGTCCGCACGGGCCCTCCCGCCGGCAGCAACTCGTTGAACGCTTGGGCCTGAAACTGCACAGCAGCTTCCGCCAAAAGGGGATGCGTGACGCCAGAAGCACCCCGGAAGGGCTCAGTCCTCTCCGAGTAGTTGAACCCCAATAGTTCCAAACCGTTGGCGTAAGCATCTTCCCATTCCTGACGACTCGCCTTGTTGGCGTCAAAGTCGCTCATCAACTCACTGGCTACCGCGCCCAATACGCGGTCATCCATGTCTTCCGCTAAGTTGTCATCGAAACCCGTAGACTGGTCCGCGGACCGCGGGTCGAAATCAATCATCGCCCCGCCATCGTCTTCCATTTCAATGTCAATGTCCGACGCCATACCGGACATGTCCAACGAACCGGGGGCCTCGATTTCTACTTCCGCCATGAGCTCGTCTTCGCTCACCTGCGGATTCTGGTTC